AGGCCCTCGGCCAGGCCGTCCAAGGCATCTTCCGCAGACGCGCCAGATGTGCGGATCTCGCGCCACTGGTTGAAGATCGTATCGAGAACGGCATCGCGGGTTTCGTCCGCTATGGCCTGCCGTTCTCCCTGATCTGACCAACGGGCCATATAATTCGGTCGATCAGCCGAAAATTCGCGATGCCAGAATGGCTGCGCAGGCGACGCACGCAATCAGAGTAGACAGAACGATCATGTAATTCAGGTCGCTGTCATTGGTCTGGTATGCCGTCGGCAAGTGAAAGCCGCCTGTCTCGGTTTTAAACTCGTGATTATCCTGCATGGTTACGCATCCTTACCGGTGAGAATAGGCATCGGGTTCTCGATCGGCTCGAAAAATCGGCACGACAACGCGCGATGCGGGATGGCTCGCTTTGCTTTGTTGAGGATGGGTTTGAGGCAGTAAGCGTCTTTCGGCTCGCCCGGAAACAACTTGTGCTTTTTGCCATTCCGCTTGGGGGGGGCAAACTTTTCGACATAGTTGCCGTGTTCATCTTTGATGAACTTTGTCTTTCCCCAGTGCTTGCACTGGCGGCAGGTCGTCCCTTCCGGTCCCGTTCCGGCGATATGCGCCTGTCCGAGATAAGTGTTTCGGATCGGGCAATCGAAATCCGCTGCCGTCATGTGCGGGCTGATATTGAAATGCTCTGCCATGTCACAATCCTTTCCGTGTGGCGTTGGTCCTTACGGAAGCTGTTTCGAGCGCGACCAAGACCACTGTGCAGCCTCGCTGAGTTGCGCCCATGATGGTCGCGGGTCGCCGTTCTGATATTGGGGGCAGGCTGCGAGCGATGCTTCATAGGCCATCTGGCCGATCAGCGTAGGGTCGTTCCGGATAGCGGAATCTTTCGGGTAATCGTTCATGATGACGCCTCGTCGTCACCTGAACACGTCTCCACCACTACCCATCCAGGCGGCAGGATCGCCTCTTGCCAAAACGATCCGTCTGACTGCAAATGAAATCGGACTTGGATTTCTGCAAAGGCGGGCTGTTGTTTATGGATGCCAAAGAACTGCGCGATCATGCGCAATGGGCTATAGCGCTTGTCGTGGCTGGGGTTGCGATGGGCGTTCCATCCATTGTCGCAAGCGATAAGAACGCCTTTTTGATTGCCCTTGGCATGATCCTGTATGGCGTAGGACAAATGCGGAATCGTCAGATACAGCAGTCGATCTACTCCGATGACTTTGGAAGGCCAGTCGGCACCATCACGGGCAACCCGCACAGGTTCACGATTGTCGGAACGACACTTAGCCTTGTCGGCATCGGCCTGTTTTGCTTTGGGCTTTATCGTCTCGTTTTTAGCTGAGCTGTTTTTTGCCGTCGCTCGGGTGCTCATGCTAGCACCTCTGCGACTTGCGCCTTGGTTGGGGCGGGCAAATAGTCTTCGATTGAAGCATGCAGCAACGCCGCCTGTTCAAAGTCGATAAGCAGGCGCTTGATTTCACCCGTCTTGCTGATGAAAGAGATCGAGATAAGCCCTTCGCTCCGCGATCCTGCCGTGCCGCGCCATTTCACGCGCTGACCGAGCCGATTGGTATTGCTGAGCAAGTCCCATGACTTTGGGGCGGGGATGTCGATTGATACGCTGTCGGTGCATTCCAGACGCGTTGCCAGCGCCTGCGCTGCCTCGACTGGTGCGCGGTCAAAAAGCACGATTTCGGCGCCATAGCCGTAAAGTTGCTGCTCGGTCCCGAAGTAGGCGAGGTGGGTTACCTGGCCGTGCAGGGCCTCGCGATCAGCGAGGTCAAGATTTCTCCATTTCTGGATATCGAAATCACCGAACAGGATGCCGCGTGGCGAATGTGCCTGCATGCGTCCGACGGAAAAACCGCATTCGCGCAGTGCAGCATCGACGCGCTGAGTGACGGTGAAGCTGTCTTCCCCTGTCAGTGTTGCTTTGAAAATGACATTCGGCATTGGTCTCTCCGCTTCAATCCGGAGAGCCGACCGCGCCTTCTACTCAAACCCGATCCGGCGCGGTCAGCTTTCCGTTGGGGGTGAGTCGATAATTGCGATAATCGCAAATTTTTGTCAAACTAAAAATTGCGAACATCGCAAATTATTAAATGTGAGATAATCGCGATCATCGCAACTAGCGTTTTTGCGATTCGCTGTGTGTATCTGTGGATAGTAAATTTATTCTTGTTTTGTTCTTTTTATTCCAGCATCATTCACAGGGAAAAGGGTGTGAGGTGGGTATAAATGAGTGATGGTGTGCTGGAATGCTGGAGGCTTCTCACTGATGAGGAAAAACGTGCTCTTATGTTCGTTTTGACTCAGTCAGGAATTTTAAATAGCGTTTCAAATCAGCCTTTGTCTCATCATCAGCCGCATTGTAAGCCTGAAGAAACTCATCGTCGTTGAATGACATTGTGTCGGCAATGCCGGGAGGTGGCGAACCAAAAAATTCGCTTATCTTTACAAGCTCTTCCGCGTGAATAATTCGCACTTCTTTATTTGGCGCTAAGTTAAGCATTCTCGTAATGGCATCAGGTCTAACGCCCAGATGTGCCGCCAGTTTGCTTTTAGATCCATGCCCGCGCGCCTTGAGCTCGCCGATGATCCATTCTTTGATGCGCTTCTGAATATCCATGCTTTAATATTTGCGATAGTCGCGATTATTTCTATCGCGAAGATCGCAAAATCCCTCTTGACTTAAAATTGCGAAGATCGCAAATATCCATGTTATGGACATGGAACCTGCAAAAACGATTATTGATTATCTCGGTGGAGCGAAGGCGGTGGCCGCTATCGTTGGCAAGCACCCGTCACGAATCTATCGTTGGGCATATCCATCTTCGAAGCGTGAAGGTTGCGATGGCATCATTCCGCTTAGAGATCAGCAGAAGATTCTTGAGTATTGCCGGGGTGCTGGCGTTGACATTGTTCGGGAAGACTTCTTTTGCGCTGATCGTATTTCGAACATTACAAGCACAAATCTTGAAGAGAATTCGCCCGTCAGTTCCTCTGCGGGTGATGCTGGAGCGTCCCTGCCGCCCTCGGACGCTCCAGCTTCTTTGTCGCAGGATGGAGCAGCGGTAGCTCAGTTGGTTCATACCCAACAGGTCGCGGGTTCGAATCCCGCTCCTGCAACCAGTTTCCAATCGCCTGATATCCTCCCATCGGGCGTAAAAGCCGGGGCGCGCCGTAAGGATGACGCCGGACGCGCCCCGGCTCCTGTTTCTGAGGTGCATCATGGCTGATCTTCTCGATGCCCATAGAGTAATCTGGGTTGTAACGCTGTTCTATTTTGCAGCTGGAATATCCGTCACCGCGATGATCCTCCAGGAGATATTTTCGTTGCGACGTGATTTGCATGAGATCAAACATTTTGCTCGTCTCCATGAGGAATGGTGCATCAAAGAATCTCGTGGCGAATTGGATCCGGAGTTTTGGCCGGAGCGCCAGCGCGATCTGGGTGGAAGCAAGAGGAGGAAGTCCTCGTGATCCGTATCGCCCGTGCCTTTCCATCTAATAAGTCCCTGTGTGCGGGTTTCTTTCCCTGCACTCTCGCACTTGATGTCCAGCGGAACGGTGTTGCTGCAGCCATCGGGTTCGATGTCAGCCACTTTCACTTCGCCGGAATAGTCCGCGATGGATACATAATCGTTGTAGCGAACAAGTTTCGCACCACGCGGAGACTTGATTGTAAGGCGAATGCCATCAAGGCCAAAGCCATCGTTGTTCCTGACCTTTACCGTGAGCTTTCTCGCGCCATTTGGGTAGCTGTCCGGGGAAATGGATACGTTTACCTCCGGCATCATGTCCGAGTCCGCGCGCCTTTCCTGACGGCGATAAAGTCGATAGTTGATGATCGCCACGACCAGGCTGATTGTCGCGATAATGTTCGAAAGCTGGCTTCGCCAGAGAAACTCGAAAGCTTCCGCAAGCGTCGGCAGTTCCCATTCCCCCATGGCCCTGATTCTCCTGTGTTCTCACACTCGCATGAGGCCATGCGCCATGGTGGATGGCAAGCGCGCCGGTTCTTCCGGCGCTGGCGCGCTTGCCGCTCTGTTTCGATCCCTGCATTGCTGCCTCCGTAGCCGTTGAAGCCCGACCTTACGGGCAGCTCTGACCAACTTCATCGAATCCTTTGACGAACTTTTTTCCTTGAAATTTCAGGGGTGTTTCCGTGCGCACAATTTCCGAGCAAGAACAGCGTTCCCTCAAGTCTGCTACCGATGGCGCATACATGCTGTCAGGCGGCATTTCCTGCATCGTGCCCTTTACTCGTGTCGGCGTGTCGACGCTTTCCAAGTACGCATCGTTTGGCGAAGAACATGCTGACAGCTTCATGCCGATTGATGTCGCGGTCGAGGTCGACCGGCGCGCGCAAACACCGACGATCATAAAGGCCGCAGCCGGATTGCTCGGATATGAACTTGTCCCGGCAATATCCGGGGTCATGAAAGCACCCGACAATGTGCCCCTCACGGAAATGGATGCGCACCGCGTCATGTCCGAGGCGATGGACGTTTCGAAATCCATTGTTACCGCGCTGGAAGATGGACGCATTGACGCGGGTGAAAAGCGGGAAATCACCAAGGAAGTGCGCGAGGCGATCCGGGCGCTGGAGGACGTATTACGGCGTCTGGAGGCAGGAAAATGACCGCTGTTTCCTCACTCGTCGAGCAGTGGTTGGCTGCACATGGCGGGCCTCGTCGCTTCGAATCCGGTGCCAGATCCAGTTTTGATGCCACGCAATATGAACTGCTTGGGTTTGGCGTCGAGGTTCGGCGCAAGGGCAACCGCTTTGCCGTCAAGCGGGTTGATGGACGCTGGCAGGTCATGGGCTGGGAAAAGCTGGCCGAGCTGCGCGACGATTTTCGCAGGCTAAACGGCAGGGAGCCGCTTCGGCGTGTCGGCCCATGACCGCCCGTTTCTCACAGCGCGAGGCCGCGTTGATCGTTTTTGCCGCGTTGGTTGCTGAGTCACCAGTCGCGGCTTTTCTCATCTTCTTTCTGTTTCTTGCGGGGCGGTGACATGGACGCGCTATTACCTGAAATGATCCGGATATCTGACATCGATACCGGCAAGCGCTTGCGC